GGCCTTTCCCGAAAAGAAAGTGTAGTTTAATTCATTCTTTAATGAATTCGTTTAGTTTTTATTAGTATAGTTTTTCGTGTACGTTAACATGAAAAACATCTGGGATTGTAGCTCAATGGGCAGAGCACTGGCGCGCGCATAACAAAGTACAGTGGATGCAAGTTCGACTCCTGCCAATTCCACTTCCCTCTTCCCCGGAGGGAACCTCATTACTCCCCAATGAAAGGTATTCTAACTATGATGGTTGGAGTACCTTTTTAGTATTGTAGAATGATGTAATAAGGTGTATAATTATTGGATTAAATTTCGGGGGGAATATGATAATGAGCTTTAAAAATATAATAGAAGATATTGTTGATCCGGCAGTTGGTCCAGTGCTTGAGATGGTTGGAGGAATATGTTTGGAAGGCGCGGCCGGAATAATAGTGCCAGGAGTTGGTAATATGATTTTAGCATATAAGCAGCAAAGGTTAGAAAAGAATGTTGAGGATTTTATAGCTCAAGTGGTCCAAAGGCAAGATGAGTTAAACAAGCGGCTTGAGGGTTTAGATACTGAGAAGATTGAGTTAATTCAAAAACATTATTTCGGACTTGTAACCGATTATGTTTTAGATGTTAGACAAAAGGCAAAGATAGATTATATTGTAAATGGATTTATTAATATAGCAGGAATGAAAGATCCTCAGGAAGACGTAGTATTATTGTTCTATGATACTTTAGATCAACTAAACTTATTGGATATCAGAGTTTTAAAGCTTTATTTTTATCCGAGAATTAGCGATGATGATTATTATAAAGTTTGTGATGAATTCTCACTTGATTATTCACAATATGGAATGATACAAGAAAAGCTTTCAAGATTAGGATTGCTGGAAAGCAAGAATGAACAGAAAATGGATGATAATCTGAAAAATATAGCAATCTATCTGGAAAACGCTGATAAAGGAAAGAAAAATAATAAATTAAAAATTAATAGAATTTCAAATAGTGACTCCTACAATATGACTAAATTTGGAAGAGGGTTTATTGACTTTTTTATCTCTGTAAAAATGTTTGAATAGTGCTGTTCTATTTTACTTTTCTTTATTTGACAAATTACTACAATACTATTGAACGTCATGGTAAATAGTGGTAGTATTTATAGATAGAGGGGGTGATATAAGTGGGGATAAAATATACATTAAAATGTGGATGTGGTAAGAGCGTATGGACCATACCAGAAAATGCAAGTGGAACGAAATCATGTATTCATTGTCACAGAAAGATACAATATAGTTCAAATAGTAAAGGGATAAAGTACAAAGAAATAATTCCAACTTAAATTACAAGAGAGCATCCTTCGGGGTGCTTTTTTATTAGGGAAATATAGATATGGGTATTAGATATGTTCAAAAAGAAAATGCATAGACTGGAGGCAGAAGATGTCAATTAAGAAAAATCAATGTAGAATTATAAAAGATTATATGGTAAAATATACTAAAAGTATATTTAAAGGGGGAATAATAGTAATGTTCAAGATTGATAAAAGTAAATTTGAGGAGCATATAAATTCTAAATGGAACAATCGAATTTGTCCAATGTGCCAAGGGAGTGAATGGAGTTACGACGAAGATATTCAATCATCAATATATGTAAATGAAAAAAAACGATTTAATTTTGCAGAGAAATTTTCGCCTTTAATATCCGTGACATGCGTTAATTGTGGTAATACTTTATTTGTTAATGGATTGGTGGCGAAATCTATCATTGACACTCCTGAAGAAAACAAGGGGGAATAAACATGGAGTTATCATTAAACAATGCAACAGTGACAACTCCGTTAGATCAAATGAAGCTATCACACAGTGATAATTATACTTTAAGAACGCAATACCATACAAGTGAAATAGAACAAAACCAAAAGATTGTTACTACGGCTATTAGAATAATTTGGGTTGGATTTATTGTAATTGTAGCGGGGATATTCTTTGCTATTATGGGAAAGAGTGATATAGCATTATTGACATGTATTTCAGGTGTGATCACGGAATTTATTTCGGGATGTGTATTTTGGCTTGTTGGTAAAACAACCAAAAACAAGCTGAATTATTATATGCAGCTTACAATGGATGAGGAAAGAGATAAACTAATGGAAACTATATCTAGCAGCCCAAATGGGAAGTTTAGAGAGAAGATGATAGAAAAGCTTGTTGATAATCATTGCAATAAATAAAACTATAGATTAAAGGAATCATTTTGCATGGTTCCTTTTTTATATAACAAAATCAAACGAATTGAGGTGGTGAGCCTGATGGCTAAAGGTAAATATGAATATTGGTTAACTCCTGATGGCTTGCTGAGATTAGAGGCTTATGCTAGAGATGGATTAACTGATGAACAGATAGCTAAAAATTTAAGCATTACTCCATCTACTTTGTATGAATGGAAAAAGAAGTATTCGGAGATATCGGAGTCCTTAAAAAGGGGAAAAGAAGTTATTGACATCCAAATTGAGAACTCGTTATATAAGAGGGCTACGGGATACAAATATACTGAGGTTAAAAAGGAGACCTGGTATGATAAAAATGGTACAGTGCATGAGACCACGACAAAGACCGTTAAGGAAGTTGTACCAGATACCACGGCTCAGATATTTTGGTTAAAGAATAGAAAACCAACTCAGTGGAGAGATAAGCAGGAAGTGGAACATAGTGGCTCAATCAATAATGATATAACAATCAAAATAGGTGGTGAGGACTATGGCGATTAATCTCGAGATAGATCCGGTAGTCTTTAATCCAATTTATAGACAATATCAATTCAATAATATTAACCGTTATCAGATTTACTTCGGAGGATCCTCTTCGGGTAAGTCTTTTTCTTTGGCTCAAAGAGCTGTATTGGATGTTTTTAAAGGCAACCGAAATTATTTAGTTGTTAGAAATGTACAGTCTACTATAAAGAGATCTTGTTTAAATGAAATAACCAAGGCTATTAATAGTTTTAAGTTTAATAATAGTCCGGACCATAAAGATTGGTTTGATATTAATAAGACTGATATGATAATCACCTGTAACCTCAACGATATGCAGATCCTATTCTGTGGCCTTGATGATGTAGAAAAAGTAAAGTCCATCACTCCGAAAAAGGGAGTTATAACAGATATATGGGTAGAAGAAGCAACCGAGTGTGAATACAAAGATATTAAGCAGTTAGACAAACGTCTCAGAGGTCGTTCAAAGGTTATTAAGCGGCTGACATTAAGTTTCAACCCAATACTTAAAGATCACTGGTTATTTACTGAATACTTCGGCATATGGGAGGATGATAAGCAATATGTAGAGAGCAATAATGTAAGCATACTTAAAACTACATACAAAGATAATAACTTCCTTACACTGGATGATATAGCAGCTCTGGAGAACGAAACAGATAAATATTACTACGAAGTTTATACCCTAGGTAATTGGGGGACTCTTGGAGCAGTCATCTTTAAGAATTGGAAAGTATTTGATTTTACCGATATTGAGAAGACATTTGATAATTATCGTCATGGTGTCGATTGGGGATTCGCTGATGATCCATTCGCGTACATCAAACCTCATTACGATAAGATGCGAAAGATACTGTATATCTGTGATGAGATTGAAGCTATTGGATTGCTTAATAGTGAGTCGGCTCCATTGGTTAGAGAGAAAGCCAATAGAGATAAAGTTATATGTGATGCTGCAGAGCCTAAATCAGTAGCTGAGTATAAATCGTTAAGCATCAATGCTAAGTCAGCTAAAAAAGGACCTGGCAGCATTGAGTATGGTATTAAATTTTTGCAAGGGTTGGAGATCATAGTTCATCCAAGGTGTAAGAGTTTCAAAACCGAGATAAATAAGTATAAATACAAAGAGGATAAGAACGGTAATGTTCTTCCTGTTCCGGTCGATAAGGATAACCATTTAATCGATGCATTGAGATATGCCATGGAAGATGATATGAAACAATGCAGCGTGAAAGTATTCAAATAGCGAGGTGAGAAAGATGGAATTTATAAATAATATTAATGTGCTGACTCGACCGGAGATCATCAAGATCTACATAGATGAATTCAACT